TATACTTTAATTGAAAGAGTATTAAAAAATTATCTTAGGAGAGGTGTTGCTCCAAAAGATATTGCTTATCTTTCATTTACTAATAAGGCAGTCAACACTGCAGTTAGAAGAGCTATGGAATCTTTTCCTAACTATACTACAGATGATTTTCTTAGATTTAAAACATTACATACCTATTGTCGTAGATACTTTAGTGAAGATGTTTTTGACCCTAAAGATGCAGCAATAGACTTTGCTTTAGAGACTAAAATAATTAAGAGGAGTGATCAAAGATTAGTAGATGATAACTTTACCTATAAGGATTGGTCCTTAGCTATATATAGTAAATCTAGAAACTTATTAATAGAACCAGAAGAAGCTTATAAAAGAGAAAGCTATAAGAAAGATTCTCTTACTGTATTCCATAGAAAAATAAATACTTATAGGCATTATAAGAAATATGGCACGGATAAACCTTTAATAGATTTTGATGACATGATTGAGAAGGCTATTGATTTAGATTTTCCTAAACTAAAAATATTAATTCTAGATGAGTCTCAAGATTGCACACCTTTACAGTGGTCTGTTATATATAAAATGGCAGACAAAGTAGATCGTATATATTTAGCAGGGGATGATGATCAGGGTATATACAAATGGAATGGAGCAGATCCAAAATATTTTACAAAGTTTTTTCCAGGCCGGAAGGTTAAGTTGAGAAAGACTCAAAGATTTGGTGAGGCTATATATAAATTCTCTCAAGTAATAAGAAGAGGTATTACAGATAGTGAGGAGAAAGATTATGAAGCTGGTGGAGCTAAAGGCTATGTTAAAAGCTACCTATCATTTAGACAAATACCTTTTGAGGATCTGAAAGAAGATTGGTATATCCTAGGGCGTATTAATGAGACTGTAAATGAACTTCGGATGTTAGCTAAGGATGCAGGATTATACTACAAAGATAACAAAGACACTAAATGTTTTGATGTTAAACAATGGGAAGCGATTAAATCTTGGACAACACTTACTAAAGATAAATTTATAGACAAGAAGCAAGCTAAGAATATGTATAAATTTATAAGAGAGTTAGGGCATCCTAATTTTAGATCAGATAAATTTTGGAGAAATGAACCAGATTTAAAAGAATATAAATTTGAAGATTTAAAAGAATGGTGTGGACTAGAACTATCGGAAGAAGAGAAGACTAAGCCTTGGTATTGGATACTAAGAAGAAACTTTAAACCGAGACAGGTTAGACATTTTATTAGATTGTTGAGAAGGTATGGACAAAAAGAATTAGATAAAGATCCACTTGTCACTATAGATACAATTCATTCAGTTAAAGGAGGTGAGGCAAACCATGTAGTTTTATATAGTAAAGGTAATTATCCATCTGATTATAATAGTAAGACTAGACAAGAGAAGAGTGATGAACGTAAGGTTTGGTACACTGGTGCTACTAGAGCAAGAAAAACTTTACATTTATTAAGAAGTGATTATAAGTTTAACTACCCAATAGGTTCAGATTATTTAATTTATGTCCAGGAGAAAAATGACAAATAAAAATATACTAGAAGAAGCTTTTCCACACGATAAACAAATAGGAGGTTCTCATTATAAAGATTTACCTATACAGCCATATACTTTTATTTCAAAAAATAATCTTAGTTTCTTTCAAGGGTGCGTTGTAAAATATGTTTGTAGATATTTGTTTAAAGGTACACCTATACAAGACTTAGAAAAAGTAATTCATTATTGTGAATTAGAAATAGAAAAAATTAAAGAGGAGAGAAAATGAATGGTCTTCAACTTACATTAACATTTAAGAAATCAATGTGGAATACACCATCTGAGTATAAAGATTTATCTAGTGCAACTGAAATAGCAATTGACTTAGAGACACGTGATGATGGTATTAATGAAAAGCTTGGAGCTGGTTGGGCTATAGGCAAAGGAGAGATTGTAGGTTTTGCAGTAGCCGTTGATGGATGGCAAGGATACTTTCCGTTTGGTCATTTAGGTGGTGGTAATATGATACCTGAACAAGTTAAGGCATACATGAAAAAGATTTGTAGCTTACCCTGTCCTAAAATATTTCATAATGCTCAGTATGATGTAGGATGGCTTGAAGCATCTGGAATCACGGTTCACGGTGAAATAATTGATACTATGATAGCCGCAGCATTAATAGACGAGAATAGATTTTCATATTCATTAAATGCATTATCAGTTGATTACCTTGGCGAAATAAAAGCAGAGACAGAATTAAGAGAAGCTGCCGCAGCTCATGGTATAGATCCTAAAGGAGAGATGTGGAAGTTACCTGCAGAACATGTTGGTTACTATGCAGAGCAAGATGCAGTACTTACATTAAAATTATGGCAAAGATTTAAACAAGAAATAAGAACACAGAGTTTAGAAACTGTGTGGGATTTAGAACAACAATTAATTCCTGTCTTAATAAAAATGCGTCAACGAGGAGTGAGAGTCCAAGTGGAATCAGCTGAACAATTACGAACAGAAATGAGGCTCCAAGAAAAAGAAATATTGGTGGCCATAAAAAAAGAATCAGGAATAGAAGTAGACATTTGGGCATCACGCCAGATTGCCAAAGCTTTTGACAAAATGAAATTAGATTATCCAAGAACTGAAAAAACAAAAGAGCCTTCCTTTACACAAAATTGGTTGTTAAATAACAAACATAAACTAGCTCAATTGATTGTGCAAGCCAGAGAGATAAATAAATTCCACAGTACATTCTTATCTTCGATTTTAAGATATCAAGTAAAGGGTAGAATACATGGAGAGATACAACAACTTAGATCAGATTTAGGAGGAACAGTATCCGGTAGGCTTTCAATGAGTAACCCAAATTTACAACAAGTACCTGCTAGAAATAAAAATCTTGGTCCTAAGATAAGAGCACTATTTATTCCAGAAGAGGGCTGTCAATGGGGATCATTTGATTATTCACAACAAGAACCAAGGATGACAGTGCACTATGCAGCATCTATTGGAGAGAATGGATATGCAGGATCTCAAGAATTAGTTGAAGCTTATAAGGATAACCGTGCAGACTTTCATCAAACAGTGGCAGATCTTGTAGGTATTGAGAGAACCCAAGCTAAAACTATTGGCTTAGGTATTATGTATGGAATGGGTAAAAATAAATTAGCTTTATCATTAGGGGTAACTAAGGATGAAGCAAATGAATTAATTACTAAATATAATAAGAAAGTACCTTTTATTAGACAACTTTCTGATAGATGCAAATTAGCTGCAGATGAAAAAGGAGTTATTAGAACTAAGAAGGGTAGGAAGTGTAGGTTTGATAAGTGGGAAACTAGAGACTTTGGGCTACACCAAGCGGAATCTTTTGATAATGCAGTTGCTAAATATGGTAAGGATAATATTAAACGAGCCTATACATACAAAGCTTTAAATAGATTAATTCAAGGATCTTCAGCTGATCAAACTAAGCAATCAATGTTGGACTGTTACAATGCAGGCCACTTACCAATGCTACAAATACATGATGAACTTTGTTTTAATATAGAAAGTGAGGCACAGGTGACTGAGATAAAAAATATAATGGAAAAAGCAATTGATTTTAAAGTACCTTCAGTAGTTGATGTAGGACTTGGAAAGAGTTGGGGCGATGCAAAATAGAAATATGCCTAATAATAACAATGACTTGATTGCTTATTGTGCAGGATTATTTGATGGTGAAGGTAGTATTAATTACGCAAAGTATAAATGTAAAAAACCAAATGGTAAAATTTATTTAAAATGGAATGTTGCAATGGAAGTTGCCATGACAGATTTAGATTGTATCAAAAACTTTTATGATATTGTTGGAGTAGGCAGTATTCATTTCAAAGGTATTGGTAAAGGATCTCTTGGTAAAAAAGATCAGTGGAGATGGAGATGCTCTCATCAAAAAGCATTATACTTAGCTAGATTATTTTTACCTTATAGCACAGTTAAGAGGCCTAAATTATTAGCTATAATAAATCATTATGAGTTTGTTAAGCCGAAAGAAACCCTAGGGAAAAAGTTTAGTTTTTTAAAACCTAAAAAAACTTAACCGGCTGCGGCTAAATTTTCTTGAACATCCTGATGTTTTAATTGATTTCTAATAGATTTAATATTAGATTCAGTTGAAAGCATATCAGTACTACAGCCACCATTTGTCATAAGACTAGCGGACCATTTATGTTCTTCATGTTGAAGTTTTTTTAATAACTCCAGTTTCTCTTTACTTAACATTTACGATCTCCTCGTATGTTATGTGGATTCTTTTATTACCAGTAAAGCCATCATTGATGACTTCGGCAGTACCGTCCTCCACTTTTTCTGACAATTTTAATATCGCTTCTTTACAATCGGATGCTTCAACTACTTGGTCTGTATGCAATCCTCCCATGTTTGCTCTGATGTGATAAGCTGTCATAAGATATTATAAGATATTTTGAAGGTCTGGTCAATATCAAGGCCCTTACTGTCAACAGCTAAACAACTTACCTCGTAAGAGGCCATAGAGCCACCTAATCCTTCAATCTTATGTTTTTGAGCTGTACCTATAGCTTTAGCCATAGATCTACATTCTTGAGCATCTGAGAGGTTATCTCTAAGGTATTGACTACACTTTGTTTCACCATTTGAGTAGGTTAAACAAAAGGTAGTAAGTAATATAAATTTAATCACAATATTAGTTTAAATCTACTTATTTATAAATTGTTGTCAAATAGTAGGGCTTGGCTTACAAACAAATTTAGTATGAGCACCATATTTATTAACAAATTCCTTAGATAAACTCTTTATAATATCTATAGAATAGCCATATCCAGCTATAGTACACTCATATGTATCTCTAAATTCTTCAACAGGAGTAGGTATTTTTTGACAGTCATTACCTGGAGTTGTGCTGCACATAAACATTATTAAATAAATTTTAATCATTGACTTTTAATTATATCCCATATAAGTAAGATATCATATTAACAATGACAAAACAATAGGAGATAAAAGATATGGCTAGAAGAACTAGAAGAACTAAAAAACATATGGCAATCCGTAGACATAACGGATCTGAAGATCGTTATGCCAAAGGCATTCATTTTGACATAAGAATGAAAGGATGTTGTTATGTAACCATGAAAACTAATGCAGGTCCACTAGAAGTTTATATAGATGCTATGGATGGGTTAACTGATCCACCAATGATACGTGCATCAATACCTGGTAGAAGAGATAAGGAGATAAATTTAAAATGA